AATGCAGTTGTGGATTTGATTTTTTAAAATACGCAAGGGCGCAAACGGAATTGATTACAGGTTGCCCTTCTTGCCACAGAACTTATTTATAGGAGATTTTATGTCTTTGGCAGCAATCCAAAAGGATTTGAAAGTTCCAAAAAAACGGCACAACAAGTTTTCAGATTTCAAGTACCGGAATCTAGAGGACATTCTTGAGGTTGTGAAACCAATGCTCGCAGAATTGAATTGGCACATCATCATTGTTGACGACATACAGCAGATAGGAGAAAGGATATATGTCAAGGCTCACTGCAAAATAATGCAGGAAAACAACCTGATTGCTGAATCTTTTGGCTTTGCCAGAGAAACCGTGACCAAAAAAGGAATGGATGAATCACAAATTACAGGCAGCGCCAGTTCGTATGCTCGAAAATATGCCATGAATGGTCTTTTTGCGTTAGATGACTCAGAGGAAATCGACCAGAAAGACAACACTCCTCCGACGCTGACAAAGCCTCAGAAAGCGTCGTTGGCGAAACTTGAAAAAGCAAAGACAGTTGAGGAGCTTCAACAAGTTTTCAACAAGATCAAAGAATCAGACCGTGAAATACTAAAAGATGACGCTCGTAAGTGTCGAGAAATTCTCCAGGAGTCGTCAAATGAGACCTGACAACGATTTGCAAGCCGACATTGGTAATGACCCACGCAGACTTGGAAAAGTCACAGCAAGCAAGGTTCACGACCTTATGGCGAAAACAAAAAACGGTTACGCCGCATCTCGTCGAAGTTATATGAAGTCTCTGGCTGCACAGCGTGTCACTGGCAAGGCTAAGCGTGTGTTTGCTACACCAGCCATGCGGCGCGGTACGGAGCTTGAGCCAGAGGCTAAGGAAGCCTACGAAGTGGCAACAGGTCGATTTGTGACTGATCCAGATTTCGTGGATCACAAAAAAATATTTATGTTTGGCGCGTCACCGGATGGAATTGTCTTGGTGGACGAATGAAAAAAATATTACTTGAAATCAAATGTATGGAAGAAGAGAACCATCTGGAGTTCGCTTTGACTCAAAGAATACCACTACGGTATCAACGGCAAATGATCGCTCAGTGTGCCTGTACGGGCGCTAAAGAGGTTGATTTTGTCGCCTATCACCCTGATTTTCCAAAGGGCGCAAATTTAATCATAAAACGATTTGTGCCAACCTCAGATCAGATAAAAGCCGTCGAGGAAGAAGTAACATTGTTTTTGGAAGAACTTGACACAATGGAAAAAACCATAAGGAACATGACATGACAGACTATGACAATACCAATTCTGGTCGCTTATTTAAGAACGACAAAAAGCCTGAAGGCAGCAATCAGCCCGACTACCGTGGCGAGATCAATGTTGACGGCACAGAGAAGCAGTTAGCCGCTTGGATTCGCACTTCAAAAAATGGGCTAATCTATATGTCATTGGCGGTCAGCGACCCCTATGTTGCCGAAGACAAGCCAGAAGAAAAACAACAATCAAAGGGAAAAGAAATAGACATAGAGGACATCCCTTTTTAGTCTCAGGAGAGAAAAATATGGCACACCGAAAATCACGGCCTAATCGCCACCCAAGAAAGAAAAAGGCAGGGAATATGGAAAAACAAGTAGATTGGAGACCCTTAGCACCCGCGACCAACGAATCAAGCCCGTTTGCGATTACAGACAACGAACCGAAGCCTGAACCTGTACCACAAGGAGGCTTGTTTGCAATCACCGAAGAGCCATTGGAAAATAACTATTGCCGACGCTTCCCTATTATTGGGGAAAAAGTCGCGCCATGTTTAAATCTTCTGGAAGTCGGGCAGGGATTCGACATTCCGAGTGACGAGATTTTAAATTCATATAAGGAATCACGGTCAACGGAATTGGATGAATTGCTGGAGTCTGCGCGTGGCCGCGTCAACAAACAGCAAGCCTCCAGTGACGATGTTAAATTTTTCGGAAAATTCGGGATTGATTTGCATCATTTTTGGAATCACGAACACAAAGGAAAAAGATTTGGCTACAAGACTATAAAATCTGGAATTGGGATAAACCCGAAAATAAGCGTGATCCGCGTTGTGCGACACCCTGACGGCCATGTCACTAGGATTGGACGTAGGAAGAAAAAAGCGAACGATGTCGGAGCAAAACACGTTTATGTGTCGAAGATTCACCATGACGCCTTAAAAGAAAACGCATATCAAGCTCAGATGACCATTAGAGACTATCTTGAGAGTGTTTTGGAGTGGGCTGTACAGTAAAATCAAAAAGCTGACTGGTCTTCATAACACCAGCCGAGGCGCTTGGCACACGCCGCAGCGAAACGTGCCACTTTAATTATGGACGCATTTCTTACTAAGGAAGAGGTAGAATTTTTGACGGGCTACAAGCACGTTGAGAAGCAGAGCAAATGGCTAGCTCTGGAAGGCATTAAGTTTTTTGTGTCACGCGATGGCAGCACACGCAACGCCAACAAAAAATTTAAAGTTGTTGTATCACGGAACGCAGTTATGAACAGCCGTTAAACGGCAGGAGAAAGTTATGGCCATAAGAAAGAAAGATTTACCACAAGGGGTCTATATTGACAGCAAAGGGATAAGCTATCACCACCGCGATTTTGGCGTCCTGTCCAGGACAGATGAACCGAGTTGGAAAATGTGGAAGGCGCTGGAAGAAAAAGGAAATCACGGCAACGAAACGACAATACAAGTGTTGTGGGACAGCTACCGAAAAAGTGCTGGCTTCAAAGCCACTGGGACAGCCAATCAAAAAAACAGGGGTTTTGAAGTAATGCCTTTGATTGATGAATTTGGCAACAAGCCCGTTGATTCGATCACCTTGGCAGATGTCACGATCTACCTTCGCAAGCGAGAGCTTGAAGCTCCAGCAATGGCGTATAAGGAACGAAAGTTTCTGCAACAACTTTGCGACTTCGGCGCTCAATTAGGGATGTGTGAGCAAAAAATCTTAAAGTCGATCAAAATTGTTAAGACGAAGGCAAAAAACAAAGTCATGGATGCCTGGATTTTTGAGCGGTTCAAACATCACGCTCCGCTGATCGGAAGGCTGTTTATGGAAGGGGCTTATCTCTTCGCTGCCAGAGGGCAAGATTGTCGGGCAATGAAGCCTTCGGCGCTGGTTGCTGAGGGCATTTTTATTAAACAGCTCAAAACAGGCACACCACAAATCAAGGAATGGAATCCTGACGTTGAGGCATGGGCAGAAGCCGCTCTGAGCCGCTACGAGGCCATCAAAGTTGAGCTGGCGCTGAAAGGCAAGCCTCCACCCGTAACGCTGCTATGCAAGCCTGACGGTGGCAAATACGAATACTCTGGTGTGCGTAGTATGTTTATCAGAGCTAAGCATAAAGTGGAAAAGGAACTGGGCTTAAATTTAGGTGATTTGGATTTCACATTTCATTGTATTAAGCATACTTCCATTACCAATTTTGTCGGAGAAAAACAGAAGTTTTCAGGTCATAAATCGAAGCAAGTATTGGACCTTTACGATCATTCTGTTGCGGTCACTCCAAGCAATGTGAAGCTGGTAAACCACGAAAAGGAGATCACTGCTACCAGTGTTGTATTGCAGCGATTGATTAGACAGAGCAGCTAGTGACAGCTATAATCCCCGCGAATTTTGGTTCTAGCGTAATACGAAATTCCGTATTTAATTGCGCCTGACCATGACTTGAGAACTTTTTGCGAACTTTTTGTGAACTTTCTCGTAAGTCATTGATTTCTAAAGAATGCCCAATAGCTCAATGGGCTTCTGATTTTTATATAGAAATCAATTACCTAGAGCATAAAGGAGTTTGTTCTAGGTGAGGTTTGCGGGTATTTTTTAGTCTTTTATTTAGTATTATTTTAGTCTTTTTCTGATTTCATTTGAGGACGACTTTCATCTTTTTTGTATCAGGAATTTCTGGCTGAAATTCTTTCTCAACTTCCAAAAAATACCAGTTTGAAATCATCCCGAACGGAATGAACATTGGCGTATTGATGTCGTTCACATGATCGTCATAAAAATCTGTGCAGAGGACAACGCCCTCAGAGGTTTCTTTGACAAAAAAGCCAACTGTCTGTCTAGCCACTGGTTTGAGTTTCGCTGCATCGGCCTTGGTGATGTCGATGGTATCAATCCAGGCATCACCCCATTCGATTAGACAGATTTCCATTGTTAGATATTCGGTGTGTTTCTGAACATTTCCATTGCTTCCTCAGATACTCCACGATGTTCTAGTTGATTCAGTGAGTCGATCATTGATTCCCAACCTGTCGGTTGCCCTTGGGTTCCGTTTTGGTGAGTTTCAATAGTGGTTCTAAAATATGGAATTTCGGCCAAGCTAGTAAGCGGATACCAGTTCGCCCAAGGTTTCCCTGTCATCTCTTCTAAAACTCGCTTTTGCACATTGGGGTTCCCGCCAGCGCCTCTCATCCTATTCAGAATATTTGCGAAGAAATTGACCTTTAAGTTAGCTTGCGCTATGGAGTGTCCGACAGAGAGGACAGCAATACTCCTTGGTATCCCTGCCGTCCATCCTGTTCCAACAGCCTGATTTGCTGTTCTTCCTGACGTAAGCGCAGAAACTTCTAGTCCACCAGCCCTATGCGCTGCTCTAGCGTGTTGAGCCAACAGCTTAACTTCATCCAGCGTTCCCTCTGGGAAAAGCTCCTTTAGGAACTGATTATCGGCTCTTGTACCAAATACTCTGTTGTAATTACGCAAAAAGCCATCAAGATTAATTTTTCCTAAATCGTGAACCTCAAAGAGCGGCTGAAGAACATCAAAAATGACATCATTTTGCAGACCCGTTAGGACTTGATCTATGTTTGATGGGTTCGCGGCTTTCAATTCTTGAACAACTCGCGCAGCTTGTGGAGCCATGTTTGACTCGCTCAAACCAAAAAGCATTCTTTTTATTTCGCTTTGCGTAAGGTTGTTTTCTACTAATTTGCTAACAAATTGGGATTCATCGAAATCAATAGCATATTGTCTCCGAAAGTCATTAGCTTCTTTCCATTTACTCAAAGTTGATCTATCGCCAATGATGGGGCTGTTTTTCAAGTCAGCCTCAAACCAGCCATTTAATTCATTATCTAGCTTAGATTTAAGAACCATCAGCGCCGCTTGTTCTGCTGGATTATTCGATGTGTTCGATATGCTTCTATTTATAGTCTGTCTAAACTGGGAGAGATTTTTAATCGTCGTATATTCAGGCGCTTTAGTTGCGGCAGTCCTCGTCGTAGAGAGTCTTGGTCGTCCTAATGACTGAAAATCTGATGTAGTCGTCGAAGCTGGAGTCCCTTCCACCATTCCTCTTAGCTGTCTCAGCCGAGCCTGTAACACTGGCATATCGCCCACAGCAAACGTGCTGGTGTTAGGATCAAAATAATCATACATACTGCTGTTAAATCCATTAAGTCGCTCAGTCAAGACTTTAGCTTCGCCAGCGTTGTCAGCCGCTTCGTATAATGTCCTTGTTCGCTGCCGTCTATCTCGTTGGGCGTCCTGCAATGCGATCTGAACCATGCCCCAGTTTTCATTCTTTACGGCCTGACCTCCAGCAACATTCCGCGCAGCGACTTGATACCTTTCGCCTAGCGTTCTGGTTATTGGATCGTTTGGGTTTATGCCAATCCTTCGTAAGTCTTCTTTGACTCTTCTTTGGGCAGCGTTTCTTCTAGCCCATGAAGTCCCAGCTACATCAGGTATAAGATTAATCAACTCCCGTAGCCCCATGCTAGCCGCAAGCGCCCCAACATTGAGATTTTGCCATTCACCTGATTCGGGATTTATCGAGCCTTCGTATCTTCTACGGAGCGAATCGTATTCCTCTTTCAATGCGTCCGGTAATTGTTCATTGTTCTCACGCGCAGCCAGGTTCGCATCATAAAGAGCTTTCAATCTTGACACTTCCAGCGCTGTTGGTTGGTCGCCATCTGTGCGCTCACGCCCCCCCATAAATTCCAAAAGTGGCTCCATTCCGTATTTTGTTGCCGCGTGGTCTAATCCGACAAAAGGGCTGAATGCTATTGCTGAAAGGCCAGCACCGCTCGCAGTTTTAGGGGTGTAAATTAAGTCGCCAGCAGACTCATTCCATACGCGAGTTGCATTAGCAAGTTGTTGTTGAAGATGCTCGCCACTTTGCTGTGACTCATACATTTCGTTGCCAAATTTAAACCCAGCCCTTGCTAAATCGACCACGCCTGACCCAGCCACAATGGGTAGCTCAAGAGCGCCAATTCCCACATCTGCTATCGCCGAAAATAATTCTGACCCAGTAATCGGCTCATCCCTAACTGGAAACCTCTCTGAAACCGTTGGCCCTGGCTTTCGCCACCAATCAGCAAATGATCGTCCAGTGTCTAACGCCTCTTCCGTCCTAGTTGCTGGATAAAGCATTGCCGCCCTTGCATCGAAATCCATAACATCAGAACCGACAGCCTGATTCCATTCATTTCTAACCTGAGCGATTGCATCTCTAGCTCCCTGATTGAGCGGCTCACCCGTTCTACCCAATCTGCCATGTTGCGACCACCCCATGATTTCGCTTACTTGGTCTGCGTTAAAAGTGACAGATTCAGGCATCAACTCTGGCAAAAGTTCAACAAATTGATAGCTACTATCATCAGCCATTATTATCTCCCCTGAAATGGAATGTCCGTAGAGCGGGAAACGCCAAGCGTTCTAAAAGCGTCGGTTACGCCTAGTCTGTCATAGGCGTCAATGGGGCTTTCTTGTCCAAATGCACTATCCCAATCTGACCCGAAAGAGTCTGCCACTTCTTCAATGTTATTTATCAAAATGGCTTCTATTGACGCAGCGTCACCCACATCACCGCCAATGGCTATCAGGGCATTATTTAAATCAGTATCACTAATTCTGTCTGACGTTCCCTGCATGGCCTTCGCTTTTTGGTACGCGAGATTCATCATTAATGCTCTAAATTCCGCACCCCGAATACCAAGTTCGGTTAGTTGCTTTTCGACGTTGGCTCTTTCCGAACTTGTCAAGTCAGTGTTTATGCCTTCTACCGACGCTACAAATTCCAAGTTTTGTTTTAGTCCGTTCCAAACACTCCCAATCTTCGCCACAAAAGTGTTAGATGCTGGCTGACTGCGTAACGACGATACAGCGTTGGCCGCTCCACGGATGAATGTCTTATTAATCATCTCGCGCTCAAGAAACGAGGCTTCAAGGTCAGGCATCCCCATATCTTTTAGGCTAGAAGCGGCATAATTAACCGAAAACATATTTTTTGGTCTGCTGTCGCCTTCTAATAGTTCCCCTTTATAATTCTGAACGCCGCCAGTGGGAGACACATAAACGGTTTCCATTGTCCCGTCTGGATTCAGTGAAGCCATCGGCTTCCATTCGGTAGGTGTATTTAGATCCTGTTCCAATTTCTGAATTTGCAAATCTTGTAACTCTTGTCTCCCAGCATTCTCGCTCAAGCGCTGCGCCATCATCGCCCCCCACTGAGGGTCAATCGCTGTCAACGCTTGAATAGTTTGAATCTGGCTTTGAGGGCTTCCGTCATAGGTAGCAATAGCCTGATCGAAAAGCTCGCTTTTTGTTTGCATCGGCAACCCTTTTTCGACACCGAGCTTCCTAACATTGTCTATTATGCTTGGAATATTTTGTGCAGCGCCCTGAGCGATTGCTTTCAATCCAGGCCGATAACCTTCAAACGGTTGACCCTGTACCTGACCTGTTGCAAATAGTCGAGCGTCCCTCTGTTGCTTATTTTCAAGGCCGAGATCAGCTTTGATATTTGGCAAGCCGCTTAGGGCGTAATCTGTAAGAGTGCTATTGATTGCCATGATTTACCTCGAACCGACCTGATATGGATAAACTTTACTCAAAAGGTTCTCAAAAAAGTTGCCTTCTGAATTTGAGGACGCCCCGCCTAATGCCGCCGCATCTCTGTTTGCATCAGCAGTTTCTTGTGCTATAAGCAAATCAAACAAACCCTTCATAGTTTGATTTCTGAGGTTGACTGCGCCGCCTTTCGCTTGCATATCATAATCAAGCGCGGTTTGACCCATGCCCAACCCGTATTGACCTAGCTGACGACCTGCCGTCGTAGCCATGTCAGCAATATTGAGTGAAGGCTGTGCAGATTGGAGCAACATTCCCTGTGGAGCATAGGATTGCTGAATCATCTGTCCACCAATGTTTGCCCCCAATTCTTTCTCAGCGGCAAGCTGTTGCATTGCTGCAAGCGATTGCTGGCTTCTGAGTGATTGGTCATCACGCGCCATGCCGATTCCCTGCGCTCGCTGATTCGCAAGCATTTGTGCGTCTTGTCGCGCCAACCCCATTGCAGCAACGGCATCTGCGCTCTGTTGCTCCTGCATGGCCTTAGAAAGCGCTAATTGCTCTGGTGAGCCACCAAATTGAGCAGTTTGAAGACCCATTCGGCCTTGATTGAAAAGATTTTGGTTGAGGGCTAACTGCGCTCGTTCATTTGCTGGCGCTCTCATTGCTTGCATTCGGTCAAAAGCGCTTTGTTCCGTAGCCGCAAGATTTTCTGCCGAAAACGGATCAGTCAGAGATTGGTTTGCGCCGATATAGCCTTGTTGTTGCAAGTCGCGGTATGTCCTGCCGAGAGCATCCTGATCTCCGACTTGAAGCATATTCATTAGGTCAGCTTGACCACTTCTCAAATTTTGCTCAGGAAGTCCTGTCGCTGGATTGATAGTCCCGTACTGGCCTCGACCAAGCACAGCATCCATTAAGGTTGAGCCGCCAGTTCTCAGAGATTGCTCTATGGCTTTTTGCTCTGGGGACAGCGCAAAAGTTGTGTCTCCCGCCGCCGTTGTTGTCATGGTTCCTGGAACGGAGGAAACCGTGAACGGCTTAAACCGAGTATCACCAGCAACCGTGTCGTATAGCGATTGTCCGGCTGGCATACCGATAAATTCTTGAGCATCATCGCCAGCATCTTCTAACGCTTTGACTGCTAATTCTTGGTTTGCAATTTGACCAGCAACGCCAATAGCGGTCTTGTTTTTATCAACCCATTTAGTGCCTTTATCCCAAAGGTTGCTCCAATCAATAGACATCAGTATGTACCTCCATCAATCGTCACGGCGCTAAAAGTGCCTGAAACCGACAAATTCACAGCAGTTGCACTTCCGGTTAGAGCGGGACTCGCCAAATCAGCTTTCGAGTTTACCGCTGTGACCAAATTATTAAATTCAGTAGAAAACTCACTTCCTTTTATAACCTTATTAGCGGAACCTGACGGCAAAGAATCCTTGCTTCCGAAATTAGTTGTGACCGTATAATTTGACATCTAATTGATCCTCCCGATTAGGGAATGTATGTTCAGTTCTTGAAACGCAATTTCGTTACCGTTCACGTTAGTTGTAAGGCCAACCGTGACAACGCTGCCGCTCCCGCCTGTATTTACCTTTTGAGTATTAATCAGATTCAGGCTCGAAGAATACTCAGCCGTAGTGTTGAATTCAGAAATATTGAACTGACCAGAACTAAATCCAGGTAACGAATAAACCTGTGATTGATAATCGCCTTTATAGTCGTAAGCCCAATTTAATGTGACATTCGCATCTGCGCCGCTGAACGTGGTTACATTAACTTTCTTTAAAAATTTAAGTCTTGAAGAATCGCCGAAACTTAACGGATGCGAAAAGTATTGTAAATTGTAGGACGAAGTATTGTCTGTATAGGAATCATATTTTGCAATTCCAGTGGCGACTCCGAGATACAACTCGTCGGCATCAGTAACGGCGAAGCACAGCGGAGCGATAGAATTCCATGTCGTAGTTCTGTAACTTCCGTCCTGCAAAGGAAATCTTGTATCGAAACAATACAACACGCCGCTAGACGGAAAATTAATCAGAAAAAAAGCATTATTTGCATCGTATATTGATTTGATATTTCCGGTTTCAGACCCAATTCTTGCTTGAATATCCGTATTGACATTTTTGGATATGTCTCCAATCGGTGAGGACTTTTCCTGAATTGTTCTTGATAAACTTCTAACGCCAGAAAAATCCATAAACAATATGTCTTTGCCCGTTGACTGAATCGCATCACGCGAAACGCAACCAATATTCAAAATGGTGTCAGAAAGAGCCATTGAAGAGGGTGTTCCAGCACCCGAATACACTAATGTTGAGCGCTTGCCTAAAATTATGAGAAAATTGTTGTGAGCAACGATAGCGGTTATTTCGTCGAAACCGGAAGGCCATACAGTCGTTAAATCGAGCGAACCACTTGAACCGCCCGACCAATCAACCCCATCAAGCAAATCTGACCAATAAAGTGTTTGCTTGTTTCCAGTAACATCAGCAGCCCAAATACGCCCGAAGGCAGCAATGCAAGCGTGTGCGCTTGGAGGAGTCCCCGCAGCCGAACCATGAGCCGCTATCGTAGTTAAAGCGCTTGTCGCTGCATCGTAAACAAGAGGAAGATGACCTCTTTGGAAAAAGTAAAATTTGTTAGCCAAACTTGCCATAGACCAGTTGTTAGCACTGACTGTTAAACTTCCTGTAATGTCCGTGAGCGTAGAAGTTCCCGAAAATATTTTATTATTACCCGTGGAAAAAACGACCTTTGTTCCATTGGTCTGCACAAATTCGCCAACGCTTTCTATTCCCGCTGATGATCCCAGAACAGTTGGCCCGTTCGTAGACACCATCGTATAGCCTTTGCGTGAGGCTATCCTTCCTTCCTTGTCGATAATGCAGTTGTCTGCAATCGCGCTAAAAGAAGGCTCCTGCAACAAGGGCGCTTGCTGAGTGTTGATGCCAGCAAATCCAGGAGCAGAGATGGTTATGTTTTGTAACGGTTGAGCCATCAGCAAGCCTCGAAAGTTAATTCGCTTGGATATTTGTTAGCGTCAATGGCAATCGCGTCCGTTAAAGCAATGCTCGCCAAACCAAATT